AGACATAGTGTTTCTGATCCTCGTCAAAGGTATTGCAGCAGTCTCCCCAGTAATCAGATTCAAAGCTCATGGATAATATTTTTCTAGTGCGTGTAGACCATTCCCTTCGGCATACCAGCCTTTTCCTTGGTAGACATCTAGGACATCCTCGAAATATTTCTCATACATCAAGGCTACTTTCTCTAGGCTGAAGTTCTCTCCAAACATTCTGCAATCGTATGGCTTGATCTGGTCGATGTTATTGATGGCATCTACAAAGTCTCCCATAGTCCGGCAGCGGTATCCTGTCTTTCCGTGTATATTATTCTCCGCAAAGCTGCCCCAGTCTGTCGTTATTGTCGGAGTCCCAGACAGAAGATTCTCCACTTGGACACCCCCAAATGGTTCGACATACATCGAAGCAAGGAAACTGGCTTTAGCTTTAGACATGAGCTTCTTTCTCGTAGGGACATCGGCGTATCCGACATACTCAACATGGTCTGGTAGCTTGTAACCATCCTCTTTTTGGCCTGCGATGACTAGCTTTTTGCCTGCTATTTCGGTAGCTTGGATAGCAACATCTACCCCTTTTCCGCTGTATACACGGCCCAAATACAGGAAGTAATCTTCCTTCTGGTCGCAGTAGTCGAAGTCATCTACATCGAAATAATTTGGGATTACTACCTCATACCAATCTTGATTACATTGGCCTACATTCTTGAGTCCGCAGTAGGCATGGTAAATTGCGTAGGATTCAAAGATTTTAAACCTAGCCCAATGTCCTCCTGCATACCCAATTCCCGGCTCTACGCAGATCATATCTGGATGCGCGTCACACACGGGGCGGACTCCGCTACCCCAGAATGGTAGGATGAAATCATTCTTGAGTTTCCTCTTACCTATTTCCTTAATAGCATTCTTGAAGAAGGTTTGGTAGGCATGGTCGCCCATATCGAACTTAAAGAATTTACTCTTCCAATCATGCGTTCCATAGCTCTTTTCAAAGTCTTCGTTGGTTAAGACCGAGATGTGTTCTGTGCATTGTAGATCGGAGTCTTCGTGTCCATAGTGCAATACCTCATGGCCGCGCTCAGTCATCATCTTTCCGAATTTGACTACCTTCTGGGTATATGCACAGGCGTTATATGTTTTGCTTGAAACTGTATGTGGCAACCCAAGGATATGAAATCTCATTTAATTCTTTCTATAAATTGATTTAAGTTACCAATGTAATTTTTGTTTCCTATGTGACCGCAAGTCATCTTTGTATCAAGCCAGATATCAAAGCCAAGTCTTTTTAGTTTTTTACATAAAATAATGTCCTCTGAATAAAAATCTCCATCAATTATACTGCACTCAAATACATTCCTGCACTCTTTCCCGTGATGCGTAAAAATCTCACTCGATAAATAAATAGAATCAATAGCCCTCTTCGACATCTTCAAAAATGCCGTTCCAATCCCTTCGCATTTCATCAATCCATTTTTATGCAAAGTAAAGTCGGAAATCTTTACTGCGTATGTTTCTTCTGAATCTGTTTTTTTCCTTGCCGTTCCTGCAACAATATCCTCCTCACGACTGATCAACTCTAAAATCCAAATTGGATTCCATTCCATGTCAGAATCAATCCATATCATGTCAACACGGGCATCAAACGCAATCTTAATCAAATCATTCCTTGCAATCTGCAAAATCGACTCGTTCCCCAAAAATACTGGGCAAATCTCAATTCCATTCGCCTCACATAATTTGATCGTGTCACATAACGAAAAAGCATATTCAAGACAAACCTTTCCGTCATTACACGGCGTTGCAATCATTACTTTTTTCATTCGCAAGAATATATGGTGTCGCTTAGTTTGAGTTCTGGGAGATTATCGTTAACGATAAAACTGGCATCTATAAATGTTATCCTATTTGTCGGCTGGATAGTTAGTCTTCCATTATCTAGTTTGATAAAGTAAAACTCTTTATCTTGGTCTGGGGAGTCTGACCACCCATCATCTACATGGGTGACATGGAATAGGTATTCTCCAGTTAGAAGTTCTCCTTTGACTTTAGCTCGCATCCGCAGACCTCGCAGGATTGGGCTTTGGACGATGGTGAAATGGTATGAGTAGCAATCCCAGAGTTGAGCTTGCTTAATAGTCCACCCAAAGTCTTCAGAATGAAATCCAATACTATGAGGAGGCAGATTGCGATACAAAGCACCACCATCCCTAAGAATGACATTAATCCCCCATGCTCTGCCGGGGATGCTGGTGACTCCGACCCACATTCCTTCAACAAGTCCACACGGAGTTTTGTGTGTGAAGTCGGAATCCACCAAGACATATCTATGCGTAGGTAAAGGCGCGATCTTGGAGAAGATCATTTCATTGACTTACTTCCTTTGCAACGCCACTTGCGGCGTGAAAGGTTGTTTGGAGAATTGGGATCAGACTTCCAATCTCCTTTGATCTTGGCTGAACGGGCGCAGTAAGCATCGCCCTTGGCCGTGCCGGGGCGAATACGATCTCCTCCGTCTTTAGCTTTACCAGCCTGCCCATACTTGACTGTCTTTGTCCGACCAGTCTTTGGGTTCTTGACTACCTTTGTGAATCGCTTTTCCATATTATAAGTTTATCGTAAACTATACTAAACTCACTAAACTTGTTATAACTACTTTTTCTTTGCAGTTTTTGCTGATTGTTTAAATGCTTTTGCAGTCGGTGCGCCTTTGGCTCCAACCTTCCTCATTTTCTCACCGCTACCCGCTGCGATGCGTTTCCGTTTAGCGTTGATGTTTGCGTAGAGTCCAGCTTTCATATTACTTTTTCTTGGACATTCCAGCTTGAGAGAGGGCGATAGCGACAGCCTGTTTACGGCTCTTAGCCATAGGAGCCTTCTTTGGGCCTTTAGGGTTGATGCCAGCTTTGAGTTTACCAGCCTTGTATTCTTTCATGACCTTAGCGACTTTGGCCGCTTTTCCTGCTTTAGTGGTGGGTTTTTTCATAGTTTAATACCTTCGATGCCGTCTCTGAGGATTGCGAAGAATGTATCGGACGACATCGTTACCTTCCACGCTTTGTTGTTTTTCTTGTGGGCTACGATCCAACGCTTCCCACGCGAATCTCTTTCTGCTTGTTCGCAGGCTTTGTCAAGGTTAAGGCTCTGGACAAACTTAACTTCTTGGTGAAGTTCTTTTAGTTCTTCACAGACAACATCTGGCGAGTCTGGAGAGCCAGAGAATTGTTGGCCTCGACGGGCGGTAAATCCTTGAGCGCGAAGTTCATCTCGCCACAGACGCTCGCCTCTTGCTCCTTTAGCTCTGGAGTTCATTGAATGCATTTTCTATACTTCTATTTATTGTATGTCAATAAAATTATTTAGAACACCTCAATAAACCTGCTAGTCTCACCCTTCATCTCTACTGGAATGGTGTAGTTTCTAGCTCCACGGCGGTTCTTTTTGACGATAATCCTGCTCTTTTCGTTCTTATGTTCGATCTGGACTACCTGATCTGAGTGCATTCCTATGGCTCTGGACTCCCGTAAACGCCCCTCATCATTGACTTGGGAGGCGGTAAATAGAACCGATTTATGCTTTGCAGCTAGGGTTTTTAGCCTTCTAGCGGCCTCAGAGATAGCAGTTTCCCTGTTATCTGAGTCATTCATATTCAGAATCTGGATGTAGTCCACGGCAATAACATCTGCACGATTCTCGCTAGCTGCTCTAGTGATCTCAGACTCGATAGCATCCATGTCATGCATGAAGTCGATCACCTCGATTGGGAGGGAATAGAGTTTAGTGAGTGCTTCTGTGATTGCCGGCAATTCCCTTCCGTAGTTTACTTTGTAGTCTTCCATCTCACGGACTGGAACGCCTGCCATGTTGGATGCAAGTCGGCGGTAAATGTCTTCACCAGACATTTCAAGGGAAAAGAACAAGCAGGACTTACCTTCTAGGAGATTCGCTACTATGGCTTGGACTAGGAGGATAGATTTACCTCCACCTGTTTCAGCGGCGATTGTCATCATCTCACCTTTGTGCATTCCTCCACCCATGTTTCGGTCTAGGAGAATTAGGCCAGTCGAGTAGCAATCTTTCTTCGCCTTACCTTCCATCTCGTCGATGATCTGGTTGAGCATATCCTTCTTTGTCCGCTTTGGTTTTGTGTCATCATACTGGATTGCGTTTATCGTTAACGATAACTCTTCCATGTTCCCTCGACCTTGGCGGATGTCTTGCTCATTGACTTCCCAGTATGAGATCATATCGCGGTAGGCTTTGGCTTTCCGTAATTCGTATCGGTAGTCGGCGGCGATGTCTTGGCAGACCTTACCTGCAACCATTCTGATGCAGGAGAGAATGTCGTAGATTGCATGGTCGCCACCAGCCAGTTCTTTTAGACCAGCGTTCTCTAGCTCTGCAATGACCATAAACTCGTCGGCCCTACCCGCTCGGCTGTGGACAGCCTTTATCGCATCAAAAATGATTTTATGGGCTTCTAGGAGGAAATACGAGGCATCCCAGCTTTGCTTGGTAAGGATGTCTGGGTCTTGCATCATCAGCGACAAGGCGGCTTGCTCGGACGATGATCGAACAGGAACATCTTTCATTGGGGTTACGACTTTGAAGTTATAGGTTGGTTTCTTTTCGGGTTTCATGTGTTTAGATGGTTGTTGGTTTCCAGCTTCCTTCGGGATCAATCGTGGGTTTGGTTCGGTTGATCCATGAAGAAAAGAATGGTTGGGTAAACTGGCGCGGTGGGTGTGCGAGCAGCCAGTTCTTTGCGGCGATGACTTGGGCATCGACATCTTTGGTGGGATTTAGTTTCTTGAGTTCAGAGATGAAGGAATCATCGACGAGTTTGGGTTTCCGTTTCTTGGTAACTGAACTCGTATCTTCAGATTCTTTTTTGGTTTGGTATCGAATTGCTGGTTTCTCTTTATTATTCTCTGGTAACTCATCTATTAGTCTCTGGTTAATGGGGTCGGTTTTCCAACCCTGTTGGTTTTCAGCAGGGTTGCTTTTCCGTAGGGTTGCTCCAGAGATATGACGAACCCGAATATACCATTTCCCCATTCGTTTGTTTTCGTGATTGTATCTCGGATCGTCCTCGATGAGTTCCAAGTCGATCAATGTCTGCTTGGCTTTGTGAAACCTATCCCTACCGATATTCAGTTTGGTCATGCAGTAATCCGAGACGGCATAGACAGAATTGTTTCCCTGCCACTTCGACACATAGCAGTAAAACGAGTAGAGAGCCAAAGCATCGGCTGGGTTCTCAGACTCAAGAATCTTATCAACTGTCGGCTTCGTTAATCCTACCAGATAGTTCTCTGGCGTTCCTTCGCATAAAGCATCCACATGGGAATACTCATCGATATTGTATGTCATAAAAAAAGGCGACCCCTAGCGGCGGCGAAAAAAGCGGCAACAGACGCGTAGGAATTAACCACCGCAAAGGGGCCATATATTTTGTTGTTAATTTAATTTTTCCTTACTCGGTTCCTACGCCGAGGTGTGATCTCTCACACATTGACCATCATATCAGATGGTATAATTCTGTCAAGCGTTATCGTTACCGATAATCCAAATCAATTTCTTCGCGCTCGCATTTCACCCATTCTTCGATTTGGTCTACAATGTTTGTCCAAGTTAGATCAGACATATGATCATCAGAGCAATCTATGGCATGGAGTTTGTGATGGAGTTCTAGGTCTTCGTTTTTAAGAAGCGCAAGTTCAGACCAAAGGACTCGTTTGCCAGTATATGTCGCGGCTATCGCAGTAGAGTTTGGCCGGACTCCCATGATTAGGTATCCTCCATCTCCGTTAAAGACCTCGTAGTTAGAAAATATTCCTTGTCCCATCGCTTCGGCGAGAGACATATTTGTTATCAGAACGGACTTTCTGGCAAACTCAAGAAACTTGAATGCGGTCATGTCCAAATCAATGTTGCTGTTGTGGTTATCCATAGCCTCTAATACTACAAAAAAAAGATTGACCTGTCAATATGTTTGTCTATACTCCATCGATATGCACCAGTTAGAAGTCGCATACAATAGCTACCTATCAGCTATAGAGCATAGCAGAAACATCAAGCATAACGCTAGAAAGATGTTTGGCGCACACTTGCGCGATGCTCGCCTGCGTCTTGGATTTTCCGTGCGTGAACTAGGTGACAAGATCGGAGTGACTGGTAGCCTTATCAATCAAATCGAAACATCAGCAAAATCGGTTCTCAAAAAAGAACAGATCGGTAAAATTATTGTCTTATGCTCAGACGCAAAACTCCACTTAAAGCCAAAAGCGGATTCAAGAAAAGAGGAGGGAAGCTCAATCCCATTTCAGCCAGACTCAAAAAGCGAAGCATTGAATACAGTAGGGTAAGGAGAGAGTATCTTGAAGAAAAAAGCGGCAGATGTGAAGTATGTGATAGGGAAGCAACAGACATTCACCATAAAAGCGGCAGAGGCCGTAATACCTGTGAGAAGCGCACTTTCATGGCTGTATGCCGCCCCTGTCACCAAAGAATCCACGACAACCCGGCGTGGGCCAAAGAGCAAGGCTACCTAGTTTACCAATTCAAATAATATGTTCAAATCACTTATCGTGTGCGAAGGCACATTCATCGACGAAAACCAATACAAGATTCGCTTCCGCCAAGACTATGTGGACTGCTGGATCAAGAAAACCGACCTAGAGAAGATCGAGATGTTGGGAATTACTTTCGAGGGAGACAAGGCCTGCAGGATTACAGTCACCGAAGACCTAGCGAACTTGATGGAATTGCAAGGTGTGCTAGAATAAACTTTTCATAGTGGGAGGCTGCTACCTCCTCTTTCTAAACTAACCGAATCATCGTCTTACAATATGCGTTTGGGCATTGAAATGGCGATGGATAGTTTAGTCCTCCCCGTCATCGTCCGACATATAATATTCGTCATCGGACATTTCTTCGACTTTAGTTTCCTTCCTAGCCCAGAAGCGATCAGTTGGGACAGGTTTATCGTTACCGATAAAAGTTAAACCATTGCGGCGGGACATCTCTAGTGCGTAGAGAAAAGAATCAGCCAAGTCAGGCGAGAAGCCAGTTCTTCCCTTGTAGTCATCTTTAGTTTCTACAGAAATCTTCTTATTCTTGGTGCGATACCTACGAAGGCAGAGTTCTCGGCCTAGTTCACCAGATGCTTCGACTCCATAGATCACACGAGCCTTAAACCCGTGGAAACTCTGATACCAATATTCCGATATCAGACGATCATAGACTTCGGTGCAAGGACGCTTATCGACATCGGCGGCGATACGATCAGTTGGGCGACCCATAGAAGAGATAAGAGCGATAGAGGAACCATCCTTATCATGCCGCAGCCACTCGCGCATGATAGCTTGTCCGATTCGACCACCATCACCGCTGACATCCATGCCAAACTTGCTAGGCATAACCTCATGCTTTCGGCATAGGTCAACGACCTTCGCGGCAACTTGGACATCGAACTCGGTAGCTTGACCAGCGGCGATCTGGATCACTTCTTGGTTTTCCAGATACATAACCTTCTGAGAAGTTCCACGGACATAGCCTAGCTTACAAATTGTAAGGACGCATCGGTCACCACCAGCCGTGAAAGCAGTATCGAAACCAGCAATCTTAATGAGGTCATTGTGATCCCAGATAGGTTCTGAGTAGGTATCTGCATTCCGAATAACATCTGCGGTTAGGATTGTTTGGGCGAAGCCAGATTTAGGCCACCACCCAATAGCGTTACGAACATAGTCCACAGAGTTCTCATCTCCATAGGACATCTTCAAAATGTCAGCCTGCTTCTTACGATCCATTAGGAAAGGGAATGGAGATGGTTCATTGGCAGGAGCTTGGAAGTTAGGAGACTTCATGCCATTGTAGAACAAGCAAACGCCTGTTTCAGTTTCCCACTTCTCCATATCAGCACTCACCGCATCGAAGCTAGTGTGACCTTTAGGCATAGCCCAGCGTGTATGGGGATTGTCTCCAGCGGACGGGTTTCCGATACCAATGAAAACTTTGTCATCGTTAGAGGAAAGGTTCTGCCTGATGTTAATCGCGCCCATCTCCATTTCGGGCAACTCGTCCAATGCTACTCTGATCCTATCGTTCTTACGACCACGGGTAGTATCAATCGCCTTCTGACCTTCAGAGCCGGGAGGGAAGGCAATAGCTTTGATAGCATTTCGGTAGTCCTTCTCATCATCTCCAGACGCCCCGCCCCACACAATCATGTGGCGATAGTCAACGAGGTTTCCAATCTTATTGGATGCACACTTCCAGAGTTTAGAGATGATACCCCAGATACGATCTTCCGAAGCTCCAAGTGTTGTAGTGGCTACCCAAGAAGATGTGCAATGCGGAGCAGCACACCAATCAAGATAAATCCACAGACCTACTGGGAATGATTTACCCATCGAAGCCGCGCCTGCGAGACACACATCGTCATTGTTACACAATTCCTCAAGAGTCCGAAGAAGTTGGGTGTTGGTATAACCTCGATTCTTAATCACAACATCAGTCGGCCACATATACTGGACAGCTATGATAAAGTGTTCAAATGGTGACAAAAGTTTGTAGTCAGAAAGCTCCATGTTCTTCTTAACTCGCATTGTCTTTCCATAATCACCACGGGTTAAAGCGTAGCAGTAAAGCTCTATCTCAAGCGGATTCATGTTTTCTGGGAAGACCATCCCATATTTCCGAATGCCATT